CCTTCTTCAATGGCGCCGGAGAAATTTGCGTACCCTGCTAGTTTGATTACTTCGGAATCTCCAGTGTCTACGGAATTGGGATCGTGAGGAGGGGAAGTGGGGGCCTTGACCTCAAATTTGGTCAATAGGTTGAACGTTTTATTTTCCATAATTCTCCTTAATGTACCTACCACCTAATATGTAAATTTTCGGGGTTATTTTGCCAAATCAATGAAAACTTTTATGTGTGACCCCACATCTCATAAGTATGCCTTGGTTCATAAAATGGAGATTGAGGCTCAGGAGTACAAACCTCCTTACGGTAATCTTCAAACTCTCGAATGGTTGCGTGTCTGTACGCCTTGTATGCCTCAAACTCTTCCTCCACAAAACTATTTGCGTCGAAAGCCATATCCCGCGCTAGATTCCTCCACTCTTTGTGCAGTATCTCCAGAGAAACCCCTTCATGGGCCGCTAGGATCACGCTCTTTATCTGGTCTAACTGCTTTGTTCTCTCAATACCCGACAACCCGAGCTTTTTCTCGTGCAGGTACGGATCTTCGTCTCGTTTACGTGAGTTGCAAGTTCCACATAAAAGCTGAATGTTTTCAGGCCCATTATAAAAATGCTTTGATATAGGGAAAATGTGGTCAACATGATAAGAACTACCCAGCGTGCACCTGCAATATACACACAAGCCACTTTGGGCCTCTTTCACCAGTCTTACGTCGTCTTGGGTGAATACTCCCTTAGCCATTAGTTTTGCTGCTCTCCTACTAGCGGAATACTGAGTTGGTTTATCTGGATTCAAATAAGTCCAGTGCTCCCGTTTGTCCTTTAACTCCTCCTTGTGGGCCGCTCGCCAATTAACATTCGAGACTTTTATAGCCACCTCCCTACAGTCCCAGCAAATCTTTCCCTTAGGCAAAAATTGTTTAGAAACCAGCTTCTCCTCACCACACCTACTACAAACTCTCGTCTCTCCCTGCATACCTCTCCCTAAATTCAGATGTGAATACTTTAAGCCTTTGGCTTCTCTCCGTTCACTGGTTTGGTCCCTCCAGGTTTTGCTCCAGGCTTCTTGTCGTTGGAACCTGCGCCTTGATTTCCTACGTCTGCAACCGGCATCAGGGCGTTCCCGAATTGGCTGTTGTTGACCATCAGAACGTCAGCGAGAGGATCGGTGCTCTTAGGTAGGCCAATGACGGCGCGGGCTTCGTTGGTAGTCATCACTGAACTACCCACCAGCGTCTGGAGATACTTGGCTACGGAGTCCTTGTCATCCTGCAAAGCCACTACGTCCTTCAGGTTGAACTCGAAGCAGAAAGCACCCAAACCAAACATCTCGACTTGGAGCCCTCGATTCAGGCCACTTTCTATCCTACGCAGGCGAGGGTTGATGCACTGGCGCCAGAATGCAACCACCGCATCCTTGCCTTCCTTGGCCCCAGTCCCATCTTGGCTCCCCAGGATGGACTCAGGCACCTTGTAGATGCCGAGTATGTCCTCGCGGGACATCTTCTTCAGACCGGGGAAATCCAGTTCCTTAATCGGAGAGGATACGGCGCGGTACTTCAACCCACCCTGAAGAATCCCCACTTTGTGGGCGTTACTCACTCCTTGGTGAATCCCGCTCCATTCTTTCCTGAGTTTCTTCAGAAGAGTCTCACCGAGAACCTGCTCGGTCTCAAGGACCCCAACCGGAATCGCGCCGTTCACAAAATACTGATTAGCAAACGCGATGCGGTTTTTCTCGAAGACAATGATGTCGGCTGCGGTCGCCAGAGGAGGCATCCCGTAGTACGGATCGTCCACGTCGTTGTACTTGATATGGATGATGGACTCGGGTGGGAACTCCATCGACTGCCCGTTGATGTAGTAGCGGTAGCCCTTGACCTTGATGGTAGGATCAGGAAGGATCGCAACGTACTTCGGATTGAGGATGTAAAGCTCGACCCCGTTCGGCCCAGGCTCCTTCAGGATGTAGACGTTCCCGCAGACATCCAGGCACTGAGCCAACTCTTCGAGGAACTCGAACGATCCTTGGTAGGGATTGGGGTTCGAGAAAACCTTGTAGAAGGGATGATCAGTGACCTCAGTTTTCTGCCCGCCTTTCACTTGATAGACCTTGACTCCTAACCCAGACACGGCGTCGGAGATCGCAGAGATGACAGAGTAGACAACTGGGTACGACCTGACTGCCGTGATCGGGTTGTCGTAGATGGAAGGAGGAAGTCCGGAAGCGTATTTAGTTTGGCCGATGCCGGTATACGTGATTTTATCTGCAGGGTTTTCCTTACCTGAATAATCAATCGGCGGGCGAGGAGGGGTTGAATATACGGCTAGGCTAGGCTGCGATGCAGCTTTCTCTTTGAAGAACCATCCCATTTGGTGTCCTTTTGGATTTAAACGGCGTCACTCATCCGGAACCATCCCTGGGAATACAGCATCTCGTCAAATTCATCTTCAGAGGCATCCCGTTGAGTTCCGGTTTCGGTTGTGATTATCGTCGCATCAACCCTAGTATTTTTGATGAATGAAAAGAGGCCATAACGAAAGGCATCGAATAGATCCCAGTCGGTTTTGTTGCCTCCGCTGACCGGCCCATCCTTGTCTGGGATGAAAGGCTTGATTCCTTGAGCCGACTGTTCTTTAGTCTGCTCGTCTTCTTTGCCAGTTTTCCAGATGACCGAGGAAAGCTGCCGGATTAGTTCTGGGCACTCAGTGCTCACGAGCAAGCGAGGCTTCCCTGTGATCTCGCTGGTCTGGAAGAAGAGGGAGTTGATATTATTGATGGTCTCCCTGAGGACCTTAGCAGCCTTGTTGAAGTAGAGGTCGTACTCCGTGAAGTCCGCCAACTGTTGGCTGGCAGCGGGGTCGGCAAACCGGATGTCAACCTGGAGATCATTCTCAGCTTCGAACTCATTGATGTAACGAGCGTGCTCGGAGGTCAGAGTCTTATTCTTGGCATACTCAGCGAAGGCGAAGTAAGTGTCCAACTCCTCGACGTACATGACCCAGACCGACGCAAAATAGTGAGAGTAGCCAGAGTCGATCATGTTAATTATGACGTTCCCGGAATGGAGCCACTCGTAGAGGAATGGGTATTCCTCGGGGCGGTAAGTATTGCGCTCTTTAGAAAACTCCCTACAAACCAAACCAGCGTTGGAGGTGAAGAGGCCTAGAATCTCTTGGTCGTAGAGGTCAGGAGGAAGCGTGGCTTTCTGCTCCTCCAGCCATTTACGACTGATGGTAGGGTTCGTGTGGGTGGGTAGGTTTATCGACCAAAAGGCAGAATACCTGGTGCTCTCAGTATCTTGGCCTCGCTTGTAATAATCATGGAACCAATTATTTTCAGGGGATGAGATCAGGATTGTCCGAGAGTACGGAGCGTAGTCAGCTAACATTGGGGATAAAATCTGCTCGTAGAGCTTCTTGGAGTACAATTTTGCTTCATCAAGGATCAAAAGGGAAAGCGCACGACCTAGTTTGGCCTCAACATTGTCCTTACCGGCTACTCGAAGACTGGACCCGTTACTCAGTTCCAACTCCATGTCTTTGGCGCGATCCGCTACAATCTCTTCCCTACCAAGCAATTTTATTAGAAGTAACCTAATCTTGTTGAATATGATCTCGCAGTTCTCAGTAGTCTTGGAGACGATGAGTACCTTGGCGTTAGGTACCATCATCTCAGCAGCACCTAGAACGGAAGCGATCTCTGATTTCCCGAATCTTCGACCCGCCGCGACAACAAGAACTTGGTAGCGGTACTCAAAATCAAGATTTAGCCCGTGCGTGATACCCACTTCCACTGTTTCTTCGCTCGGAGGTATCCGCTCTTCAAACGCATCAATGATAGGCCACTGGCCTTCGTGCGGTTCGAACTCTGCGTCACATTCGTTGAGAATGTCGATAAATGCAGATACTGTGATGCGCCCACGCATCTGCATGTATTCAATAATCTCTGGCCTCTTCTTTGTGACCTTCTTTTGTGAACTCCTACTTCGGGTTCTAGTATCCATCAATTAAACCCCATCTTCGATAAAAAAATCGTCACTAGGGCACCCAATACCGTGGTCAGAATCAAGGTGATGAGCCAATTCAACTTCGACTCCACCTTGCCTATGTCCTCCTTCAAGCTCGTCTTCATCAAAGCCAGAGTTCCTTCTTCCGGCTGTGAGCACCTTGATTCATGCTCCTCCAACTTTTCTACTCGATCTACGAGTTGCTCAATTTTGTAATTAAGGATTTCTTCGCTCATAGATAAGGCCTCCAATCAGGAAAATAGCGGCG